CATTTGGTTCTTGCATAAGAACTTCACGTTGCTTCGTATCAACATTAAATGGGTCTTGCCTAAGATAACCTTCTTCTACATAATTTCTTTCTGCAGATTGATCAAATTTACCAGCAAAATCTCCTAATTTTCCATACTTAGTATTTTGCCCATCAACAACTGCATCTAAATTATGCGTATCATTTTCTCCAGCTGAGAACTGACTGCTTAATTGATCTGCAAGTTTTCCAAGAAATGACATTATTCTTCCTTTATTTTACTTTTCCGCTAAAACTATATGGAGTATTATACTGACTTGGTCCACCTTTTGGACTACGATGCCATCCAAAGTAATTTCCTCTATATCCTCTTCTTTGAGTTACTGTAAAATTAATAGTGTAATCCCATAAAAAATTATCTGCTCTTTCATTTACAGTCATATTTTCAAAAAATCCTCTGAACACCCAGCCATTATAATACATTTCAACTGTGAACGCAGATTGTGCTAATGAAATAATATTTTTAGGGATCATATTGCCATTATTAGTATCTATGCCCAATAAAGTATTTGTAATAGATCCTGCACTACTTCCTAATAAACTATTTATCCCACTACCAACAGCATTAGCTATTGGATTATTATTAGAATTACTTGCTGCGATAGTTAATCCAAACCCATCAAAGGCAAGCTGTTCTGCACGGTACATTTCAGTTAAAAGATTAATTCCTTCTACTCCAGAACTGCCTGTAGTTCCAGCAATTGCTAATGTAGATAAGTCTTCTCCCCAATATTGTAAAGTAAATCCACCCTTAGTTCGTTCTTTTGTTATTAGTTTTTTATGTGAATATTGTATGCTACTTGGATTAATATACATTTTTACTACACCAAATTCTGGGATAAACCAATGAATAATATTACGCTTAAAACTAGCATTGCGCTTAATTGGTACTCTTGTAGTTGGTAAATTATTTCCATCTGCAGAAAATCCATCTGGCAAAGTAAAACCATCATTAGGATTTTGATTTTGCCCTAATGGATCTGATTTATCAAGAAAATCACTAACTGAATTAACCGCATCTTTGAATGAAACCATAATTGTATCCTATTATTTGTATCAGTTAAAATTTATCTTGTAGCATTAACGCCCCTAGACTGTGGTGTTGGTTCCATTGGTCTGCCACAATCTATACAATATCCTTTTATTGTTATCTCCTGCGGAGGTGCAGCTGTTGCTTTTTCATCAGCAGTTTTCTTTTCACCAGCATCAAGCTCATCTCTTGTTTTATTAGCTCGTTCAACGAGACTAGCAGCTCCAGTAGCTGCGCCGCCAACAGCCTCCGCAGGAGGGGTTGCGGGTCTATCTGCCATATATGCAGTAATACTGTCTAAAGCCACATTGGACTTTTTACTACGTTTGGCAGCTGCAGTTTTAGCTGCAGTTTTAGCTGCGGCTTCATCAGCAACAGCTTTACGACTAACATTAAATTCTTCATCAATACTTTTTTGTGCAGCATCAAGCACGTCATTTGCAGTTTTTTTGTCAGCAGGAAGTTTTATTGATTTAGCTTTTTTTCTTTCTGCAGCAATTGAATCTTGAAGCTCTTTGTATGTCGCTTTCTGATCTGTAGCTTTTGCGCCACCAATAAGTGATTTTCGCAATGCCGTTACTTTTGATTTTATAATACCGCCCATATCAGTAAAGACAGTCCCAAAATTCTTAATAATATCGTTAAAAATTTTGTCAGTTCTATTTGCTGCCGCTAAGACTTCAGGTCCACTTCCTGCCGCCGCGGCGCCACCTTGCATTTTAAATCTTTTTAATTTTGCTTGTCTTTCTGTATTATCAGGCTCTCCTTCAGTTGGTTTTTGACCTGCACGCGCCCCGATGCCCTGTTGAGCTGTGCCAAGATTAGTAATATCTCTAAACATTCCCGCTCTTTCAAGACCAAGATTCATTCTTTGCAATTCAGTTAATTGCATTTCCTGAATCTTAACACCATGATCCATTGTTTTTCCTAAAACATTTTCTTGTAATGTTTTAGGTGTTACTTTCCCTGTCTCTAAACCTTTCATACCTTCTAGTAATCTATATGCCTCTTCTGGTTTTTTAGCAAATTGTCCTAATGGACCGCCTTGCAACATCATGACTTGTTTTTGCATTTGTGATGCAGCTTCTTGACTTTTAGATGCTTCATCTAAAGTAACAATTCTTCCAAATTGTTGCTTCATTTGTTTTTGGACCATACTCATAACTTGATCCATTTTGCCTTCACGCATCATTTTTTCAACTTGAAAGCCGCCCATTAATCCGCCAGCGCCGCCAGATTGTGAAGATAAAAATGCTTTTTGCGCAATATTCATTCCGCCAAGAGCTTCAGTCATATGAGTAACTATACCTAATGCAGCAGCCCCACTAATGCCAGTTGACTTTAAAGCTTCTACATAAGTTAAAAACATCTTAGAAGCGCCTTCAGTATTATCACCTACTAATTTAAATCTATCAGCTACACCTTTTAAAGCTCCTTGCATTTTATCAAGAGGAATGGCTAAGGCTCCAGATAATTCAGTCATTCTGGCAGAGAATGTTAATGCCTTTTCACCAGACATATTATATTCTATCATTGACTGCTTCATTTCCTGAATAACTTCTGATTGATCTCTACCAGTACCACTAGCAACTTGTAATGCGGCAGCTAATAAATGTTGACCATTAACTGATTGATCAAGACTATTTTTACCATCAATCATAACTTTTGGTATTTGAGCAAATTCATGCCAATATTTTGCAACCTGATAAGTACCTATCCCAGTTGCTTGTGATACGTCTCCAAAAAAACTAGCTTGTTTTTGTAAGATAGAATTCATCCCTTCCATATCAGTACCAGCAGCAGTGTAAAGTTCTTGTAAAGAACCAGCTTTACCAGCTGCTTGAATCATTGCATTTTGTAATCTAGCAGCATTATCTGCACTTCTAGCAAATGCATCTAATGCAGCTTTAGCTTGCCCTATTGCATTACCACTCCTAGCAAATCCTGCAACTAAACTAGCTGGTAATAATGCAGTTGCTAAAGCTGATATTTTTACAGAGTCTGTTAATTGAGAAATGGATCCAGTAAGGGTAGTTAATCCATTAACACTTACGCCACTAAAATCATTAAATCGTTCTTTAACAGTAAATAACATTGTGCTTAATGCTGAAAATCCTTCCTTATGTTTCGAAAGTTCTGAAATGCCAGTCTTCTGAGCAGAAGTATACTTGAGCATACCTTGCTCAAGTCTAGAGAATTCACTAGTACTTTGTTTAAGATGTTCACCTAATCCTTTTAATGCGGTACCAAGATTAGTATTACCCAACATATTATCAGCCACTGCCTTAGTATTTGCTTCAGAAGCTGTAGTAGCCACACGCGTCGCAGCAGCTCTTTCAAGCTCTGCTGCAGCCATAGATTTAGCAAGATTAATTTGATCTTGAGTTTGTGGTACTGGTTCAGTCATTTAATTATCCTTTTACTATTTTATGACGCTTTCTTCTATTAGGTTTAGATTTTAAATTATCTAAATCAAGTTTCATATTCATTTCTCTAACCATATTACTTGACTCTTCAAATTCTTTATCATCTGAAACGTGCTTATTTCCAAGTCCTACTAATTCTTTAACTGCTTCTGGATTTGAAAAGGATGCTAATAGATATGCGTGATTTTTAGCAAGTTCAGCCAGGTCTTCTTGATCTGCTAACCAGTTTTCAAACATCCAAATTTTCTGAACCTGATCCATATCAGTTATTCTTGGGTCATCTGGTGTGCATTTAAAAATTTCTTTGCATAAATACCACATGAACCTTTGATCAGGTTCATTTATTATTTTTTTAAGTCTTCAACCAATTCTTTGGCATCTGCTTCAGTTTTAATTGCATATCTTTCTTTAGATTCTTTTGACATTATAATATATTCTTCATATATTCTCATTAATAATGATTCATCTAAATCATCCATTAAATTTAATCTATCATTAAAATTAGTTGATGATAAAAATGTTGCTATATCAACACCACCAATTGAAATAATTGATCTGGATAATAATTGCTTTCTTAATTCATATGAAAACTGTACAGTACCATCAAATTGAGCCGCTGAAATTAATGCGTCTTGTGTTTCTTTTCCAGTAAGAGATTGTAATTCCCAAATATTTCCATCAAGCTCTATTTGTCTAGTAGTTTTTGCAGCTCCAATAAGTATATTGATACGTCTTTTCGCACCTTCACTTAAACGTTCTTTACCAGTAACTTTAGCCCTCTTAGCTTCTTGAAAAAATCTTTCAGCTTCAGCAGTATTAGCCTCATTGTTGGCTAAATGTTCTGGAACACTATATCCAGAATCATCTGGAATTTCCAATTCTCTCATATCTGGTGCAGCAAATTTTTTATTAGTAATTGAACTCTCATAATTAGGCATTATCTATTCTCCAAAAGCAAATATCCCTACAATCTATATATCAATTGTAGGGATATTTATTATAATTTTAATTATTACTAATTAGTATGAACCACCGCCATCAGGATTTAACATATCAATTAAGCCACCAGCATCCAAAGCGCCTCTTCTTCCAGCTGAGCCCGTATCTGCCGCTTGCTCAATGTTAGGAATTGGATTATTGAATGTAAAGTGTTGAATACCTCTTTCACCACCTTTAGCCGCAGACTGACTTGCAGACCCACTAGCATTAGAATTTGTAGATCCACCAGTAATAGAGAAGATTGTTTCAGCTTCCCAACTCATATTTTCTGTAATGATCCAGTTATCAGCAGAATAAGAAACATCAATTCCTTTAATCCAAACATTTTTAATTACTGTTGTAATTCTATTTGCAGTTGCTGATTTAGATTTATCTAAAATAACAATATCAAAAGGATATACTTGTGCAGAAACGTGAAGAAAACCTCTACTAAAAGCTTCGGCTATTCTTAAACTATCAAATCTAACTCTTTTACAAGAACCAGAAATATTTGTAGACGCAGTTGGCACAGAATCAATATGACCATCTGTTCCAATTTCATCAACCATTTTAAGTGGTCTTGCCTCTTGTATTGATAATTCTTGCACGGCACCTACAGCAGTATTATTAACATAAATAATAATGTTAGTAGAAATTGCTGTACTTGTTTTATTAACACCAGTATTATAGGCTAATGTTGAACCTGTATTAGCTGCTGCGTTTGAATTTGCTGGCATTTAAATGCTCCCTAAAATTGTTTGTTTCATTATATTCTGTATTATTACATTAAACTTATAAAATATTATCTTCTATTCCCATCTAATAAATTAGTTTTTGCAGAATAAGGTCTTAAATTTTTTAAAGCCCAACATTTCTTAAAGCTCTCATCTTCCATACTTATATATAATAATTTGCTTTGTGGAATTATATGGTCAATCTGCCAAGTATATGTTGATGAATCATTGTCATTCCATAAATTTACATTATACTTACCATGATTAGTCCAATTCATCCATGGTTCAAATTGTTTTTCTAGATGAACTTTTAATTCTTGCATTGTATAATCTAAATATTTTAAACAAGATTTATTATTTTTTGAACTATTTTGTTTTTTCAGACCAGTACCTATTGCTACAGAAATAATTGAACGTAAACGAAAATTAATATTAATTTTTCTTTTTATTTTATTATGCTCATTATGATTTAAAATTATTTTCTTTTTATTATTTAAATAATATTTTTTATCATATTTTTTCTTTGCATCAATATTATTGGCATAATATATTTTTGATGCATTATTTCTTTTATTCTTATGTTTATTTCTAAAAATTTTATCTTGTAATTTTATTGAATCAATATTTTCTAATCTATATTGTTTTCTACAACCTTTACAATCAGACCTGTATCCATTTTTAGATCTAGTTAGTTTATGAAAATTATTTAGTGATAATGTAATTTTACATTTACAACATATTTTCATAAATTATAGTGTGCCTACAGATACTTTTATGTATATGAAATTGATAGGATATGTAGGTTGTACTCTGACACTTATGTTCCATTGTCTTGGATCCACTGAATCTTTTGCAACTGTTAAATCTTTATAGTCAGTAATTAATCCTTGGGAAGCAAATGCATTTAACATTACTGTTGCTCTTGCATTTAATAACAACTGTGTATCAGGAGTTTCTGGTGTTCCTATGAATGCTGCAAACCCTGCACGTAAACTCTTAGCAAGTCTATCTCTAATAAATACAATGCTAATTTCTTGTTCTTCTGGGAATCCACTTTGAGTTGTTGTGATGCCCCAAATAACTCTACCACCACCAGAAACTGGTTGCAACACTGTTACACCAGCTGCTGCCAATGACTCTAATGTTAATGTAGAGTATTGTTTGTTTCTTAAGATTGAGAACCCACTTAATACCTTATTGGTTAATGGATTTTGTAAGCTTACATCAGCAGCAAAGAATCCTGCCGCCGCAGCTGCAAGATAAAACCCATCTACTAAAATATTTTCCGCACCAGCTTGAACAACTATTTGATCTGGATAGAAATATTGTGCCCTAAATGTATTTCCAAAAGCATCTGGCACTGAATAGTTTGCCAAGTCTTCTACGTTACCCGATAATACATCCGTAACTGTAGCTCCTTGGATACCTTCTAAGATACCAATGTTCTCTACAGCTGCTGGAGTTACTCCAGTTAAATTATTTGGTGTTAATCCGCTTATAGCTCCAATTAATAATACTCGCTCTTTCTTATTACGAATATTGCTCATGAATTTACAATGACTCAAAGCATTTTGGAAGATAACAGAAATTGTTTGTTTTGGCAAAGGAACCACAATATCACATTCAGAAAGCTCCAATGATTCTAATGCATTAAGCCATCCAGCATCATAGAATGTAGCTTCCTTATAATCTACTAAGGTTACTCTTAATCCATATCCATTAGGAACAACATTCTTATTGATAACAACATAGTTGCTAACATCAGTTGAATCTAGAACTTCATATCTTAATCCAGTTTCATTTACTACTACTTTCTTAATAGTAACTGTAAATGAGCCAGAGGTAGTAATATCATATAAGCCATCATTAGCAGCTGTGCCATTAATCTGAACTCTTTTAGTTCCGATGCCTGTAAGAGCGCCAAAATCAATAGTTGCACTAGTTAATGTTGCAGTTGCTGTTGATAATATGGGAGTCAAAACACCATTGGCTGCAGAACCTCCAACAACAGGAAGACCAGTTGTAGGGTCTATTACCTCAAATGCGACTGCTGTTCCTGCTGAAAAATCAGGGAATGAACCAACATATGTTGAATATAATTTGCCGCTACTAACTGCACTTACTGTATAGCTGCCAATATTTGCAACATTTTCTGCTTCAATAATTTTTAATGTTTTTCCAACATAACTAGAATCATAAAGAACTGAAGAGCTAAATAACACTTTATTACTAAAGGCTAAATCTCTTCCAACATATCCGTCATGTCCAGTATCTATTGTGGCAATGGTTTGCTTAACAGTATAGAAGTATGAGTATCCGCTTGGAGCAGCAGTATTATCAAAAATAAATGCATTAGTAGTTGGAAATCCAGCAGTATCCAAAGTATAATACGTTAATTTGTTAGGTAATATTTGAGTTTCTTTATTTGTAGTAGGATTATTAATAAAGAAGTGAATATTTGAGTTTGGATCTGGTGTAACCCCAAGTGGAAGTGGGAAGATAAAATCATCTGGATTAGTTGAAAGAGAATCAATTACGGTTTCTAATTCAAATGATTTTCTTCTTGGCATTGGAGGTGCAGCTTGAACTGTCATAACTGCTGGTGTAGAGTTGGCGAAAGCTAATTGACAACCTAAACTTAAGTTATTATCAATGCTTGGGAATCCGTGTCTACCAACGACTTCACTCATTCCTTGTAATAAGAGTGGGTCATTAAGAACAGCTGTTGGAATATAGTTGGCAGTTAAGGTATCGCTTCTATTTAAAACTCCACTTGCAACTTTAACAGTAAAGGCATCGCCCTCTCTAAATACAGGAAGTGATTCTTCAATTGAAAAGCTAAGAATACCATTGGTAACAATATTATTGTTTGCTTGCCAAACAACTGGATTTCCATTAGCATCTAATTTAGATCCAGAAATTGATCCGAAAGCTAAAAATTTAGCAGTTAAAGCAATTGGTGCATTTAAATTATCTCTTTGAACGCCTACACAACGAACTGTCCAAATTTCTGGCGGAGCATTTTGGTCGGTTAATGTTAAGTTATTTAATGTGCCTACACCAACATTTGAGCTAAGTGGAACATAGGTTGTTCCACCCAAATCAACTAAATGAGCACGTTGTAATTCAACTTCGCCAGAATCAATATCAATTCTATAATCATATTTATTACTGAATGTATTGCTATCTATTAAGGATTCTAATCCAACAAGTGGAACACCATTTTTATATAATGTTGTTCTATTTGATATTAATGGAAAGTTCAATAATTGGAAATGCCTTCCATCTGCACCTGATGTACTAGTATATGTTGAGTCTAGTCCATCCTTACCGCTACCTTGAGCAGTTGAAACAATTGTTTCATCGGTAGAACCTTCACCTATAAGTGCAGGGATACGAGTACCGCCAGGAAGAGATAAGCCCCTACTATTTGTGACGATATTTGTGAATACGCCTGGTAATACATTTGTGGCGCCGGGGATATTTGCCATTAGATTGCTCCATTAAAAAGATTATTATACATTTTGTGCCTTATTCTAGTAGCGCCGCCCAACATATTTAACTTAATTTCTAAGAGGCGTAAATTATTATTAGTCATAAAGGCATGCAGTAAGAAAGATTGTGTATTATTAATATGCGAATAATTGCCATTTGTATTTTTATATTGACGATAATTTGTAGTCAATTTTATATTATTTTTACAGACCGCTTTATCCATAATTAATCCTTTTACCCACTAAACTTCTTAAAGTAATGTTATATTATTACATTATTTTTAATTTAATGCAGAGTTTACTTTAATGTGCTGGATACAACCCGCATAAATTTATATTTTCTACGTATAAACATGACATAAATTGCATAAAATATTCTTATTTTTTATTTGCAACAGTATTAATAGTAAAATTAGGGTCTATAGGCAATAATGGATTTTGAGCATCAGAAAATTATTTATTAAGATTGCGCCCTAATTTGTGCCTTACTCTTGTGGCACCATCTATTACATTTTGTTTTGCCTCTAATGGTCTTAAATTACTTAATACCCAACATTCTTTAAAATCATCATCTTCCATAGAAGTATAATGAAATAAACTATGTGGTATAATATGGTCTATATGCCAATATGATCCATAATTATCCCATGACATGTAAGAATTAAATTGTTTTTCTAAGTGGTCTTTCAAGATTTGCATAGTATATGGTAAATATTTAGTAATTGATTTGCCATTTTTATTTGTAAATATTCTTTTAAGTTGTTTACTTATTGCATTACGTATACGCTGTCTTAATA